TTACCCAACTTTCTTATGGGGCATACATGGGACACTTTCAGATAGTCTTTTGTTAAGGAGTTCTATCTGTTCGTGATTGTTGTCTTTCATCCATGCTCCGTAAACATTGAATACCATTTGTGCGTTTGTGTGGCCCATCTGGCTTGCGATAAAACTAGGATTAGCTCCAGCGGCAAGTGACCAGCATGCATAAGTATGCCTGGATTGGTACGATTTTCTGTGTCTCAGACCTGCGCGTTTTAAGATACTTGTCCATGACTCCCTGATGGAGTCAACTTTGTAGTGAGGTCCAGACAACTGCTGCTGTTTTATTACCTGAGGGCTAAAAACAAAAGTACATTTATGCACAGCTGTTCTCCCATATTCCCTCTGCTTTACCTCTACAGAATGTTGCTTTCCAAGCATGGTCATTTCCGCCTGGCTTTTAAGAGCATCAATAGCTGGTTGAACCAGATGAATTGTCCTTCCGGTGCCAGCATCGGTTTTTGGTGGAGTGAATTCGCCAAGTTTTGTATAATTCCTACGGATGGTTATAGTCCTTGCTTTAAGATCTATATCTTCCCATGCCAGCGATACCAGCTCCCCGTGACGAATACCCGTGTATACAGCGAGAATCCACAGGTTTTTTGTTTGTTGATGACGGCAAGCCTCAATAAAACGAATAAATTCGTCACGGGTGAGAGGATCTGGTTTTACCTTGGACTTTTTTAAGGGAGCCAGACCGTTAAATGGGTTTCCTGAGGTATAACCATTATCTGTTGCAAATTGAAACATTCCAGCTATGGTTGTCATATAGTAGTTTACCGTGACCACTGAGCGCCCTTTTATGGAAGAAGTCTTTCCATTAGAAAGCTTTTGGTAACCGGTCAACAAATCTCTCCTTACGAAAAGTAAATCCTCTTTTGTTATGGATGAAACCAGTTTTTTTTCACCTAACATTGGTAACATGTTTTTAATTACTGACTGGTAACGGTTATGTGCATTCGCACAAATCTCAATTTTCTTAAGGTCCAACCATTTTTCCGAAAGTGCCTTAACGGTTATCTCTCTTTTTCCCAGACCAAAGTGTTTCAGGTTAGGGGAATTAGGGAACTGCGCGGCGTAGTCGAAACTCCCCATTCTGATTGCAAAACAAACTGAAGTGCGAAGCTCACCAGCGATCTTCCGGTTTTTGGCGGTGTCAGGAACACCGAGGTTTTCTCTGACACGTTTGCCATTATAGTGAAACCATATACGGAGTGATCCTCCATGGTTTTCAACGCCTGTCGGGTATGATGCGTTACTCATAAAACCTCCCAGACGTCCAGGAGCATTAACAGGTTAACCGGAACTTGCATTTTTGGCACCTGGTTGTTTCTGGTTTTCGATCCATCGCATAATTTCTTCGATGTTGTACAGGCATTCACTGTAATGCCCCGGATCGCCTTCTACAGCGTAATGGCGGTATTCTTTTCCCTGCATCCATGACTTTCTTCTGGCCCGCTCGATGGTGCCAGGCTTGAGCCCTGTTGATGCAATGAGGACTCTCTCCGTACACCATTTGCTCGGGGTTATCTGATAGATGATTGTCTGCATGCCAAGCTCCTAAAACGTTTATCCGCGGCAGTGGCACCACACTTCAAACATTCGTCTCACAATTTCGCGACAGTAGAAACCGTCAACATCTCGCGTCAGGTCATAGCGACTGCCATAACGCTGGTGGACCCATAGTTCAAATGCTTTATTCACTCTTCACTTCCTTTTCATGGCGCGTAATTTTTTCAGGTGAGCTTCCTGCTCTGTTTCTGCCAGTATTTGTCGGTATTCCTGGTGATCAATATGTTCAAACTGGTTGTTGAATTCACTGATGCGTACTCGACCGGAGTGTCCGTCCATGCGTCGAAAGAACACTGAGTGCTCAGTGCTGCGAGTAATCACCACAGGGTATCTGGCTCTGTCCGTGTATATCTGACCACGTTGAATCAGAGCGAACATTCCTTTATCCCCAGCGGAAAAGCGAATACAGAATAAATGCCACCGCTATTGCAACTCCAACTGCGGTGAATGCTTCAGGCCAATTCATCATTTCACCTCCTGCGGCGGTTCTGGTAGCTGCATCCAGTGGGTTACCTCTTTGAGATACAGGTCTTCGCCATCACCGTCATCCCAAGTGGGCTTGCCATCATTAAACCAGTCGCCATATACGCCGACCTGAGTGTTGGGGATGTTTGGTGGGTAGTTGTTTTTAAAGTCAGCTGCTAACACATAGCATTGTCGCTCTCCCATTTCAGGCATTCGCTCACTACAGCTTATCCAACCATCCGGAGTTGCCGGATAGTTGCCATTCACAAGGTCAGCTCGAACATATAGCGTGTCATCATGGTGTTGATTGTGGCTGCACCACGTTAATTCGCTTAACTCGCCATCTTCTGGCCATACTCCAGCCGTTTGCAGCCAGATATGGGCTGGCGCATCTTGGCAAGGTGTATTAACTGGCAACTTGTAAGTTTGGCTTACAGGTTCTGCACTATCAGCCTTGCGGCGCTCCTGTAGCTCGCGCAGAGCCGCTACAACATAATGGCTATTGTGCTGGTCAGCCCACAGAATGAGCCGAATCAACGTTGCATTTGAAACGTATTCGTCTGTTAGTTTGCTATTGGTAAAAGTGGTCATAGCTATTTCACCTTAATCTCAACATTTCGCAGCTTTAGCTCTACTGGCAGGTCTGACTTTCCTGTTAATGCTAATGCGAGATTTTCTGGAGTAATGAGAACAGTTATTGTTTTCCCCATCGCCAGACGAATAATCATTCGTATCTCGCGATCGTCACATGCTCCCGGTCGAACAATTGAGATTTGTCCGTTCATCTCACTCTCCTTTGATGCGAATGCCAGCGGTACTCATTCTCCTGATTTCCCAGAGCACACGAGGAATACCACCGTTTCCGACCGGATCGCGTTTACTCCGCAGGGCGACGCTTGATTCCGCCCAGCTTTTTCTTGGAGGAAGCTCTTTCACACGAACAAAACCAGCTGCGCGAAGAGATGCTCCTGATTCATCTGCCTGGGTGTACGTAATACAACGTTGATAACCCATAGCTTTTGCTGCCCGCCAGACAGCACCATAAAGCGCGCTGTTAGCGTTGCGTTCTCCTGTGGTACATGTGCGATTTACTTCAAGCGTTAATCCATCGTCCAAATGTCGTGCAACAGGTCGACCAGCTGTCGCCACACCTATCAATTCTCCGGCATTATTTCTCAGACCAATGCTGAATTTATGCCCCACTGGTGGTTTATTGTGTCGGTGGTGCTGTGCGATAAATTCCTGCGCCGCTTTCAGCGTTATAGGTGAAATGACCATCACTCAGACTCCTCCTTGATGCCAGCGGCGCTTGCTGATTCTTCATATGCGCGTTTAGCAGCGTTAAGGATTGCTGCCAGTGGCGTATAGCCGCCATCCATTCGGATTGTGTTGTGGATGCCAGCCATTGTGTCGCGCAATTTGCTGTGGCTAGCAGACAGTTCTGCTATGCGCTTACTTCCATCCGCGATTACTCCCTCGTAATACTCGCGTTGCTCGTTGAGTTTTGATTTTGCTTCCTCAAGCTCAACACGCAGTTTCCCTACCGTTAGCGCAATCTCCTCGTTCTCCTGGTCGCGGCGTTTGATGTATTGCTGGTTTCTTTCCTGTTCATCCAGCAGTGCCAGCACGGTAGCCGGGTTAGCCTCTGCTATGAATTCAGCGTTTGCATAAGCCTGAGCATCTGATTCAATCAGGCAGTTAACATGACATTCCGCAATCACGCCACCGGGTTCTCCTTTCCATTTTTGGCAAACAAAAACTCCTGTTAAATTGCCGTGCTGGTTAACAGATGTATGCCCTACGATGTAGCTTCCTTTAGTTGCTTTCTCTGCCTTTTCACGCAGTGCCTGATAATTAATTTCGCTCACTTCGAACCTCTCTGTTTACTGATAAGCTCCAGATCCTCCTGGCAACTTGCACAAGTCCGACAACCCTGAACTGCCAGGCGTCTTCGTTCATCTATCGGATCGCCACACTCACAACAATGAGTTGCGGATACAGTCTGGTAGTTCAGGCGACGCATTTTTATTGCTGTATTGCGCTGTAATTCTTCAATTTCTGATGCTGAATCAATGATATCTGCCATCTTTCATTAATCCCTGAATTGTTGGTTAATACGCTTGAGGGTGAATGCGAATAATAAAAAAGGAGCCTGTAGCTCCCTGATGATTTTGCTTTTCATGTTCACCGTTCCTTAAAGACGCCGTTTAACATACCGATTGCCAGACTTAAGTGAGTCGGTGTGAATCCCATCAGCGTTACCGTTTCGCGGTGCTTCTTCAGTACGCTACGGCAAATGTCATCGACGTTTTTATC